ACACGGAAACGGTTCAGTGGCCGTTTGTCCAAAACATAGAGAACCGGTTCAACGACGGCGGCTGGGGAACTTACATCGACCTGCCCGCAGGCGGTGGTTCGTTAGGTGGATGTTATTGGGTTAAAAGCGGTTACATCACGGGGACTGGAGTTGGGACGGCGGAATATGCTTTGTGGCAATTCGACGTCGGTCTCTACGACCCAAGCTACGTCACGCTTCGGCTATTCCATGAGGTTACTAGGACACCGGACGTCTACCGTGAGACATTCTGGAGATTACTGAAGACTTCGTACAACGCGTTTCGACCGGCGATTCTTCAAAAGTACGACGAAATCGAAGTCGGAACGGTGGCGCTGCCGACGCCGTTTGAAATCATCGTCGCGGCGGTGCGATAATGCTTCCGGTCTGCCATCATCGTGGGAAGATTCACGGGTCGAAGGTGACGTGCCGATCCGTGTCGGCTGATCGAATCGAGGGCGGGATGGCGATGCTGGCGACGTGCGAGGGCTGTCCGGTCGCGGACATCCCGAACAGGGCCTACGATCCTCCGGACGTGTCGCTGGCGGAGACAGATCGGCCGGACGTGTCGATGTTCCCGCAAATCTTCGACACGTCGTTCCCGGAGTGCCGACATCGGGGGGCGAAGATTGAGGACAAGGAAGCGGACTTGTGCGGCCTCAAGGGGATGGTGTTCGAGGTCCGGGCGTGCAACTGCGAACGGGTGGAGTCGGGGCGGTGTGTCGCGACCAGAATCTGCGGAAGACAAACGGAGGTGGCGTGTTCGACGTGCGACAAAAGAGAACCCTGA